ACAACCAACGCATCAACACCGCTCGCATCCTTTATGGAACCATCCAGCCCATCAGCATCGAGGAGGCCGTGGAGGCTCTGATGGACATCGAGATGCACCCCGAACTCTACCTCACCAACGGCGAAGCTTGCCGTGGCTACGAGAAGCTCCGCTCGCTGGTCGAGGGCAACAACCTCAACACCTCTAACAACTAATGCCCAACCTCGCCGTATTCCTCACCGCCGGTTACCTGGCAACCCTGCCGACCTGGATGGATCACACCAAGCACGCCGACCACCGGTTCCTCGCCGCCGTGGCGATGGTCGAGAGCGGCAACAACGCTCGCGCGATTGGCGACGGCGGCAACGCCCTGGGCAAGTTCCAGATGTGGCCGGCCGCCTGGAAGGACGCGCAGACCTGGGCGAAGAAGCACGGACGGTTCGTCTGGACGCGCTCGGCCTGGCAGAACGAGCGAGCCCAGGAGGAGATGGCCTATTGCTACCTCAAGGTATGCCAGGAGCGCCTGGTTGCCGCCGGCATCGACAACCCTTCGCCTACGCAGATCTACCTGTGCTACACGATGGGGTTCAAGGCGTTTAAAGATATTGACTTCGATGTCGCGAAAGCTCCTCCTCGCAAGCTCAACGCCGCCGTGCGTGTCACCGCCATCTTCTCCAAATGATCACCTATCTCGCAATCGACCCAGGCGCTTCCGGCGGCCTGGCTATGTACAAGAAGGACGGCTCTGTCGAAGCGCACGCGCTCCCGGAGCTGTCCTATGATGCCATCTCCGATTTGGTGATGGATGAGTATACCGTGGTAATCGAGGATGTACCGAAGTTCGCTGGCCGGATGATCCCGCAGTCATCCACGGCCACCCTGCACTTCAACTACGGTTACCTATGCGGACACTTTGAGACTCGCGGCTACCGTGTCATCAAGGTTCCCCCGCAGACCTGGCAGAAGACCATCGGCATCGGCAAGAAGGGCGACCTTTCCTCTGCCCAATGGAAGCGTAAACTCCGCGATGAAGCTCGCCGGCGCTTCCCAGGCCTCAAGGTAACCTTGGACAACTGCGATGCGCTCCTCATCCTGGAGCACGCGCGCCAGAACAATCTCTAACCAACAACAATGATCAAGAAACTCAAACGCTCGCCCCAGCACCGCATTGTCGGCCACCTGGACGATAACAACAAATATGTCGTGACCAGCGATGGTCGCGTCTTCCGTGAGCTCAAGGCTACGCGGGTCAACGATCGCGACTATTACAATGTCGTCATCGAAGGCGTACTGCGCCGCATCGCTCGCTCCAAGCTCAAAGAAGAAGCCAATGGATAACGACATCGTCCCCATCCAGCCGGCCGAACTCCAGGTCACCGGCGGTATGTACGACCGCATCAGCGACCCGATGCTGGCCATCAAGACCCTGGGTATGTCTATCTTCAAGTCCGGCATCTTTGGCCTGGATAAGCCCGAACAGGGCGAGATCCTGGCGATGCAATGCCTGGTCGAGAAGAAGTCTCCCCTTGAGCTCGCACGCACCTACCACTTCATCCAGGGTCAGCTGGCTATCCGCTCGGACGCGCTCCTGGCCAAGTACCAGCTCGCTGGCGGCAAGGTCGAGTGGATCGAGCGCACCGATGACGAAGTGCGCGCCCGGTTCTACCGAGCCGACCAGTCCGCGGTGATCACGGCATCGATGAAGGAGTATGTCGGCAACGGAACGGCCACGAAGGCTGACGGCAAGACCCTCAAGGATAATTGGAAGCGCTGGCCTCGCCGGATGCTGACCGCTCGCGCGATCTCGGAAGGCGTGCGCCTCATCGCGCCGGAGTGCTGTTTCGGAACCTATACTGTCGAGGAATTGGAACAGCCAAAGGTAGTTGATAAAAAGAGCTACTCCACCCTTGACGAGATCATCCCGGAAGGCAAAGTGCCTCAAGCCATCCAACTCCTCCAGAAGACTCATCATCTTCTCGTAGGCGAAGACCTCTCTCATCTTTCACCCGCAACTGTCGAAAGCATCCTCAAGAAGCCCCAGGCCTTCATTGACGCTATCAATTCCCTATGAGCCATAATCCCGAATACGACAACATCATCGCGCTGAACTACAGCGGCGCGAAACAGATCCTCCGCTCGCCGGCGCACTACAAGGCCTGGCTTGATGCCCAGGCCGAAGAAGAACAGAAGGACTCGCCGGCGCTCAAGCTCGGCCGCCTGGTTCACCTGGCGTGCCTCCAGCCGAAGGAGTTCCTCGACCGCGTGAAGATCGAGCCCGAAGTGGACAAGCGCACCAAGACCGGCAAGGAGGTCTACGAGCTGTTCAAGGCCTCCCTGGCCGAAGGCGATGAGACCGTTGACAACGAGACCTACGCGCAGATCGATGCGATCGCCGAGTCGGTCGAGAAGGCGCTGACCTCCCTCAAGCTGGACACCAGCGTCTGGATCACCGAGAAGCCATACACCAAGGAGCACGAAGGCGTGACCATCAAGGGTCGCCCCGACCTGGTCACCAAGCTGAAGGGATGCGAGGCGCTCCAGATCTTCGACATCAAGACCTGCCAGTCGGCCGAGCCGGCGGCGTTCGCTCGCGATGTGGCCAACTTCAAGTACCACCTCCAGGCCGCGTTCTACGCGGAGCTGGTCGGCACGGAGAACTTCTTCCTCATCGCCGTGGAAAAGGAACCGCCCTACGCCTACCGTATCTACACGCTCGATGCCGCCGGCCTGTCCGAAGGCAAGGCGCTGATGCGCGATGCCGTGGCCGCCTACAAGCAGTCGATCACCTTCCAGACCTGGCCGTCCTATACGCCCAATGTTTGCGAGTTGCCTCTGCCGAAGTGGGCTCACATTCTCACCTAACCCAATAATACCAAACCCAAACTAATACGCATATGTCGTTTAAGTTCGATCCCAACGCCGCCTCCGAGCGCAAGTACATCACCAAGCCCGGCACTTACGATGTCGTGGTCAAGAGCTGGACGGAAGCCTGGCTCGCCCCGCGCGCCGACTTCTACATCCGGTTCTTCGTGGCCGCCAGCGCCACCAAGGAGGAGATCAACCGTCTCATCCAGCGCGGCGACTTCGATGTGACCGATGACTTCCTTCGCGAGATCGCCACGCGCTCGACCGGCCGCGCGATCCGCGTGGTCGTCACGGAGAAGAAGTTCTTGAAGCGCGATGGAACCGAAGGCGTTGCCTACCAGGGCTCGTTCTTCCGTCGCCTTCCCAACGGCCCGGACTCCATTCCGTTCTAATGGAAGCTCCCTCCCTTCGTGAGTACCAGAAACAGGCGATCCACGCCTGTCTGGACGCGCTTGCGAAGGGAGTGAACCCGCTTCTCATCGCGCCTACCGGAGCCGGCAAGACGGTGATGGCCGGCGCGATGATGAAGGCCTGGCAGGAGGCCACCGGCCTCCCTTGCTATTTTTTCGCGCACCGATCCGAACTCATCGAACAGGCAGAGGCCACGATGGCGAAGTTTGAGATCATCGGGAAGGCGTTCAGCGTCTTCCAGAAGTCATACGATGCCGACCGTATGGACTGTGCCTTGTGCGTCTTTGACGAAGCTCACCACGCCGTGGCTTCATCCTGGACGAATGTCGGCAAATTTTTCCTCGGCCCGAAGGTGGCCATCACCGCCACGCCCGACCGCCTGGACAACCAGCGCCTGGAAGAAGCCGGCTTCGTGCGCGTGTTCGACATCAAGATCTCCGAGCTCATCAACCAGGGCTTCCTGGTTCGCCCGATGGCGCAGAAGCTATCGGTTTCGATCTGCGACAACATCATCGAGAATTACACCGATGCGATCGAGCAGGTGGCAAAGAATGTCGTGGACGAGTTCTACCGCTACAAGCGCAACCGGGCGATGGTCTTCCTGCCAAGCGTGGAGGCCTCCCGCAAGTTCAGCGCCGCCCTTCGCGGCCTGGGTATGGAGTCGTCCCACCTGGATGGAACCTCCGGCAAGCTACGCACCCTGGCCGTCAATGACTTCAAGGCCGGCCGCACGGAGTTCCTTTGCAATGTCTCGTTGTTCACCGAGGGCTTCGACTGCCCGGAGGTTGACTGCGTGATCCTCTTGCGCGAGACCAAGTCCCGCGCGCTCTGGTCGCAGATGATTGGCCGAGGCCTACGATCTTCGCCTGGCAAGAAGGACTGCCTCATCCTCGACCCGATGTGGGTCAGCGGTACGCATACCCTTACCCCGGCCGATGCCTTTACCTCGCACCCGGATGCCGTGTGCAAACCTTCCCTTGGTCTTTCAGATCCCCTGGGGGAGGCTCAACTTGAAGACCAGGATGCCGAGCATCGACTTCTCAACAAGCTCAAGCGCCTGGAGGCAGAAGAAGATGCCGAGGCGGCCAAGGAGCGCGGTCTTATCGACCTGTCTGTGGTAGTGCCTATGTTCGGCTTCGTGCCGCCTCCTATGGAGCAGGGCGAGGGCGTTGTGTCCCAGGAGCAACGCTATCAGCTTGAGCGCTTCCAGGTCTTCGCGCCGGCCGACCTGGGAGCCAAACAGGCCGCTTACATCCTACGCAAGATGTACGAGCGCCAGAAGCTCGGCCTGGCTACGGCTCGCCAGGTTCGCAAGCTCCGTCAGTTCGGCCACCGGTTCGCCAACAACTATACCTTTGAACAGGCCGGCAAGGCCATCTCTTCCGACTGGCGTATCGCCGGCCGCACGCGCCCACGCAGGATCTTCCGATGAACGAAGAAGAATTGCTCGACACGATCACCCGGCAACGGCTGACTATCTACCACCAGGAGCGCCGCATCGAAGCCCTGGAGAAAGAACTTTCCCAAGCCACCCATATGAACCCGAACGATATCATCAACCAGGCCTTCATCCAGTTGCAGACGAGCAACGCGCTGACGGCTTCCAAGCTCCGGATCGAACAGCTGGAGAAGCAGAACGCCGAGCTCATCAAGCGAGGCGGCGTGCTGTGCCAGGTCGTGCTCGACCTGTCCAGCTACGCTCCGGAAAACGCCATCACCAAGGCCGTTGTCCTGGAGTCCATCGAGAACTGGAACAAGGCGCGCGATGTCCGATAACACCGAAGATGGCATCCGTGAAAGCCTGGCCAGGAGCGTCCTGCGCTTGGGCAACGAGGTGCGCGAGCTGACCGATAAGCTCAAGAAAGCTGAACGCCGGGCCGAGGCCTTGCGCGAGGCCGGCGATGAAATCTGGTACTGCTACCGCCACCGGGAACCCCTGCACGAAGCGATCCGGGAATGGGTCGAGGCGCGCGATGGATTGAAAGGAGACCAGCCGTGAGCCGATTTAAAGCCATCGGGCATTTTGTCTACGAGAAGGGCGACCGCATTGGCGTGACTCTTGACGAAGCCGCCGTCGAACTTACCCAGAAACTAAACGCCTACCAGATGCGAGTGGAGCGACTTAAGGCAGAGGTTCAGCGTTTAGAAGAAGAAAAGAAACTTCCGTTTGCTTACGGCGGGAAGCAACTGCTCGTAGATCTAAACAAGTTGCTTACGGCTCATCGTAAATACTGCGACATTAACGCGATTGATTATACGCAGATGGAAAAGGATGCGCTGTCGTGAACGAGGAAATGGATTTGGAACGGAAGTGCTACGAACTTGCACAGAAGTGCCGATGGCTTAATGCCGAATTGGATCGTATGAAGGACTTTTGCGATCGCACAATCATCCCTAACGAAGCGTTGGAAGCCGAAAACAATCGCCTCAAGGCCGAGCTAAAGTTCGCCGAGCATCGGATGATCTGCCTGGCCGAAGCCCTGGCCGATACCCGCCTGGGCTTCCAGAAGAAGATTGAAGTCCTCCAGGAAGGCCTTTCCAATCCGAAGCGTGACCAAGGCACGAACAAAACGGATAACAAAGGAAAACCTTCCCGACCTGGAGGAAAGGGCCAAATCGTTAGGGATAAGCCTAAAAAAGGCCGAGGAGCTTATTAATGTCCCAACCTTCGTCACCCCAGAGCCAACCACGCGAAAGCGCCGTAAGTCGAAAGACAAACGGTCTGCCGGCGCTCGGTCGAGCGATAATGGCCGCGAAGCGGGGGAACCATTCCTTCGTGATGATGAGCTTGGATGCCGCGATGGAAGTCCACGCGGTCACCAAGAGGATCCATAAGCTAAATTACCAGAAAGAATATCAGCGCAGTTATCGCAAGGTACTGCGACAGAGGGCTAATATGAAATGAAACGAATATCCCAAGGGTCTGGCTGGAAACGCTTTATGGCCTTGGGATGCTCGCACGGCAACTTTGCCGACCCGGAAGCGATTGCGGCGGTGTTGAAGTTCAAGAAGGACTTTAAGCCGCACCGGGTAATCCACCTGGGGGACTTCATCGACCTGTCTGCCTTTATGGGCGGCACGGATGGTGAGGGCGAGAAGGTTCGCCCCGATCTGGATGCCGGCCTGGAGTTCCTTCGCCAGTTGGAGCCGACCGATGTCCTGGCCGGCAACCACGAAGACCGCCTGTGGCGCGACCTCAAGTCCAGGAACGAGCTCCGCGTCCTGGCGGCCGAGACGGCCATCGAGGAGATTGAAGCTACCGTGCTCAAGCTCCACGCCCAGTTCTACCCTTATTCCGGGGTTTGGCAGAAGATGCAGATCGCCAACTTTATGTTCACCCACGGAACAGTCTATGGGGAGAACGCTCCGCGCGATATGGCAGAGATGTACGGCAATGTGATCTTCGCCCATACCCATAAGACCGGCCAGATGACCGGCCGGCGCATCGACTGCCCCCAGGGGATCTCTGTCGGTACGCTCACGCGCAAGGGCGCGATGGAGTACGCCAAGAACCGGCGCGCCACGCTGTCCTGGTCGCAGGGCATCGTCTACGGCGAGTACAATGATACGCACCTTCACCCGATCCTTCATTCCCAGAACCCCGATAGCAAATGGCGCATAAGCTGAAGAAATCAAAAGCCCAGGAACTCTTGGAAAGGCTTTTCACCGTTACGGTAGAGAAGACCGAGAAAGTTCCAAAGGGCTTCTATAGCGTAGATGAATGGTGCAAGAAGCTCGGCCTTGGCCGTAGCCGTGCAAGCCAATACCTGGCGGCTGGCGTTGTCGCCGGCATCCTGGAGGAGCGCAAGTTCCGAACCTATGAAAAGGATCGTTACTATCGCCGCCGATACTTCCGAGAAATAGTTTGACGAAGGTTTAGGTTGGGCGAACATCGCAAGCCCAACAACTATGCCTGGCATCAAACTTGAACCTCACGAAACTTTTAAGAAGGCCATCGTTGGCCGTACTAAAAAAGGTTTCATCATCTACTCCTATGTGAAGCTCGTTGAGATCTACAAGGAGATGAACGGATGGAATGACGAGGAGTGCGCGGAGTGGATCGACTACAATGTCGAGAGCCTTGCCTGTATGGGTTTGAAGATCCGCTATCCTCGCAACTGATTTACAAGAGCCACCCACAATGACCGCCCAAGACCGCATCAAGGGTGCGAGGAACTATCTCGCAAAGCTTCCCCCGGCTATCGCCGGCCAGGGAGGCCACCCTGCCACCTATCGCGCCGCATCTATCCTCGCCCACGGCTTTGAGCTGGGTTGGGACGATGCCTGGGCGCTTCTCCAGGAATGGAACAAGACCCATTGCTCTCCGGCCTGGAGCGATAAGGATCTTCGCCACAAGCTGAACGATGCCTTCGTCAAGCCGCACGAACGCCCGAAGGGCTGGCTCGGCGGCCGCGAGCGCACGGTCGGTTCCAATGGCCGGCTGATGTTCGACCCGAAGCGCGTGGCCGAGATTGCTTTTGGCTCCGTGCCTCTGACCACGGCAGACCTCCTCCTGGCGGCCTTCAAGGACGATGATGTCATCAGCATCACGCACGAAGCCGGCCAGACCGAGGATGGCCGCTTCTTCCCGGCATCCAAGGGCAACTTCCTCACCCGCGCCGAATGGATTAAGCGGTTCTTCGGCCCGGATGGTAAGAGCATCTTCACCGGCCTGGAAGCCGGCGCGTGGATCCGCATCAACCCCTTCAAGCCGGACGACTTCAGCGGCACGGACGGATCGGTCGGAAGCTATCGAAATGTCCTGGTCGAGTTTGATAAGAAGGACAAAGAGGAGCAGATTGCCATCTTCCATCAGTCCAACCTCCCAATCACCGCGCTCATCGACTCCGGAGGCAAGAGCATCCACGCCTGGGTGCGGGTGGATGCGGAGAGCAAGGAGCAATGGGAGGAACGCCGGAACACCGTCTACGAGTTCCTGGCTGACCACGAACCCGATCCGCAGAACAAGAACCCTTCCCGCTGGTCTCGCCTGGGCGGCGTGATGCGTGGCGACAAGGAGCAGAAGATCCTGGCGCTCAAGGTCGGCGCGGAGGACTGGGATAGCTGGGTTGTCTGGCGAGATGGCCAGGATCTCCCGGAGGAGCTCAACACGGACTTCCTGGAAACTTACGATACCCAGCACGACCCTAACCATATGATCGGCCACGGCCGCTGGCTTTGCCGTGGGGGCTCGCTTCTAATCACCGGCCAGTCCGGCATCGGCAAGAGCTCGTTCACGATGCAGACCGCTTGCTCCTGGGCGCTCGGTCGTGAGCTGTTCGGCATCCCGGTCAAGAAGCCGCTCCGCATCGGCGTAGTCCAGGCCGAGTGCGATGTCGGCGACCTGGCAGAGGCCTACCAGGGGGTCACCTCTGCGATGGGCTTGTCAGCCGCCGACCGCCAGGTGCTCAAGGAGAACCTCCGGTTCTACACCGAGACCACCAAGACCGGCAAAGACTTCGCCGACCTGGTACGCAAGATCGTGGTACGGATGAAGCTCGATGTGATCTTCTGCGACCCCCTGCTCTCGTATGTGGGGGGGGATCTGTCGAAGCAGGAGGTGGCCTCCCACTTCCTCCGCAATCTTATCCAGCCCATCCTTAAGGACACCGGGTGTATCATCGTCTTCACCCACCACGAAGGTAAGCCGAAGCCGAAGGAGGTCACCGAAGGCCAGACCATCAGCGATATGGCGTATAGCGGCCTGGGGAGCTCCGAGCTCGTCAACTGGGCGCGCGCCATCATCAATGTTCGGCGCGAGTCGAAGGACTACCCAATCTTCAGCTTCAACCTTACCAAGCGCGGCAAGTTGGCCGGGATGCGTACCCAGGACGGAAAGCCGACCCTGTCTCTCAAGCTCCGGCACGCCGAGGGCAAGGTGCTCTGGGAGGTCGCACCCCTGTCATCCAAGTTTGAGCTCCTCAAGGTCGGCGAGCAGTACGCCCACTTCGCCACCAAGCCGTCCACCGGCCGTGGGGCTATCCTCAAGGAGTTGGAACAGGACTACGGCCTCAATAAAGACCAGGCCGAGTCCGTGCTGAAGGCTATGGTCACTAATGGCATCCTTTCCCCTAAAAAGATCGGAGCGGCCTTGTTCTACGAAGGAACGGCCTACGGAGAATGACAAAAACCGACCGCCAAGGCGCTTTGGTTGACTGGTTGGTATCCTGCTATACCCCTTTCGGCCGAAACGCCCTACGGCTTGAAGCTCTTGATGGATTTGATAGACCTGGCAATCAACTCCGGGGAGGCAAAGCCAGCAAAGCCGGCAACCGAAAGGTGAAAGGTGTTAAGCGCCTCCGTGAACCAGCCCTTGGAAGCCATACCGACCAGGACGGCGACCAGGCCGGCCAGGACGGTCTGAACGGCCAGGGCTGACCAGCTTTCCTTCTTGTCAGCGCAGATAGCCCGGATGAGGAACGCCCCGACCCCCATAGTGGCCGCAATAGCTCCATCCCGGACTTCCGGGGGGAACTCTGGAGGTTGAGGGGAAGGGCTCATCGCTTGTTTACGGCATCACGGACTTTGTCCCAGAGATACCAGATCCCCAGGCCGGCGGCGGCGACCAAGGTAGCGCCGGCGATGTAGGCGAAGTATGGGGAGTCGATGATGAAGGGAATGGCTCCGCAGAAAGCGCCGGCCAGGAGGATTGGGATACCAATCCGGACGGAAGCAAAAGCACAGGCAAGGCCACCCATCACGGCCAGAGCCGCGCCGGTGATAGTCCAGATGTTCTGGGAGGCATCCTTCTTCACCTGTTCAATCTCGGCGGTCAGCTCCTTGATGCGAGCGTCCTTAAGGTCGGAGACGCGCTTGGCTTCGGCCTGGTCGGCATTAGCTTTGGCCATATCGGCTTTTACTTTCTCCAGGAACTTGCGGCCGAAATCGGCGGCGGCATCATACTCCTTCGGGTCGGCCTTGCTGGCGCGAGCGCGCGCGATGGCAAGATCTCCCTCGTTAGGAATGGGAAGGAAGGTTAGGGCCACGCCGGCCTCGGCCTTGACGATGTGAGGCTTGTCGGCGTTCTCCTGGACTACGGTGACTGCGGCGGCGACCTTGTTGCTACGGATGTCGATGTCTTCTCCGACCTTCTTGATCACGCCGCCGTCAACCGGGGCTTCCGGCTGTTTGGGAAGTTCACCCTTGGTGGCGCACCCGACCAGGAGGACGACTGGAAGGGCGCGCCACATAGGATTACTCCTTGGACTTGAGAGCGGCCAGGAGCTCCTTGCCCTTGGAGAGCTTGGAGCTGTTGGCGTTCTTGACTCCGGCGTAGAAGCCGCCGGCAAAGCCGATGACGAGACAGACGAAGGCGATGATCATAAGATTAGGCGGGACGAAGTCCGATGCGGTAAGATGTTCCGTTGATGGTAACCAGGAGGTCGAGCGTGTCCGTGCCACCACTATGAGCGGCAGTACCAGTAGGATTAATGACAACGCCGTTGAACGAGATGCCATTTCCGTCAACCTTGATGGCGGCCGTAGCGTCCGGGGCAACGCCAACGCCAACCTTGCCGTACTGGTCAACGACGAAGCGGGTAGCATCGGGCGTGGTGCTGTCCTCAATCTCAATGGCGTTACCAGTACCCTTTTGCGTGACGCGAAGGGCGGCCGTTGCAGAAGTAGTGTCGATGATCTGCGAAGCGGAGAATGTATTAGTATTACTGGTATTTACCAATATACGCCAAGCGCCTGTTCCGTCACGGAAGTTAAGGTTTGTACCTCCAGTAGAAATCCAAATGTCTCCGAAGTTAGTTGCGCTAGCAGAAGTGCCTCCAATGCCGATGTTCAATCCAGCGGCTCCAGATACAGAAGTGAAATTAACTTTCCCTGTGAAGGTCGCGCCAGAGAGTTTTGCGTAGTTTGCATCAGCAACGGTCTGGGTAACGAAACCATACGGATTTCCAACCAATGGGTAATAGGTAGTAGCCGCCGCACTAGTCGTCAAATACGAAGACATCCCAGCGAGCGTCTGGAACTTGGCATCAGACCAGGCTTCGGATGCCACAGTATTGATCGAAGATGTCGAGTTGCTGAAGCGCAACTTTTCAGACTGATACCAGAAAAGTCCAGGGACTGGAGAAGGATCTGGGTTGTATCCTGCTCCGATGTGAACTCGTCCGTAGGAGTCTGAATAAACGAAGCCTTGCGTTTGAACCCAAGACTCGGTGGCGTAGCCCTGTTGAGAAACCCAACTCTCCGTTGCGTAGCCGTTTAATTGAACTTGCAGAACATATGCAGTAAGATTTCCAGTAACCCAAGCCTCGGTTGCGTAACCAGAAAGGTAAGAAGCATCAATAAAGCCAGCAGGATTGCTGGCATCGTACTTACCGTCTAAAGCACCCTGCAAATCGGTCTGGTCTGAAAGTGTACCAGTAATGCTACCCCAAACGGAACTATAAGAAGGGACAACCTCCCACATACCATTCTTGCGGCCATACAAGTTGCCATCAGCGCTTGCATCCTGGATGTAGCCATTCGGGTTGCTGGCATCGTACTTTCCGTCCAGCGCGGTCTGGAGATCAGTCTGGTCAGACAGCGTCCCGATGATATTACCCCAGGTAGCGCCAAGGCCAGAGATGTCGGACAGGGTGACGAACGGATTGGCGAATGAGGGGGAACTGGCGTAAGCAAGGGCGGCAATCACATCCGTGCCATCATTGTTCACAAGTCCGAGATTGCTCCAAATCTGGTTCTGCGTGGCTCCATCCGGGTTTTGATCAAGGTCACGGCGCACGAAGCGCGCATTTGCAACCTGTTCGGACATAGCCGTACCAAGGGGAAGGGGCTGGAGAACTCCGTTGGAAATGACATCGGAGCTGACAAAGCAGGGAACCTGGATCAGCGTCTGCGGGATACCACCGGCTTCGATGGCAACCTCCAAGGTGGTCTGGCGGCCGGCAAGGCCACCGATGAACTGATGAACTTCGGCCGTGCTGAAGTTCACATTGCCGACATAACCTAGGTATCCAATAAGACCATTGCCGTCTGCGGTAAGAATTACTTCTTCCTGGAAGACGATATCGAACTGGGCTTCACCGGTCTTATAAGCCTTGGCGTTAGGGAAGTCTGCGGAAATCTTGGTCGTGATGTTGTCGGCCGTAGCGGAGTAAGAGAAGTTGTAGCTCTTGGTAGAAGCTCCAGCCACGGTAATGTTGTAAGATCCTGCTTTCGGAGCCGGCTCGATGCCAAAGCGCCAGGTCTGGGTGGTTCCGTTCCAGGCCGTGATTTCCTCAACAGACATCACCGGAGCCGGGAGGGGATCCCAATCGACCCCAAGGGCTACAGGAGCCTGGCGAAGCTCGATGTAGATGACTTTACGGAAATCTGCCGTACCCTGTTGAACCAGGCTGATAGACTCGTAGGACGAAGGGACAAGCGTGTCGGATCCGATGCCGATGTCCGGCTTGGCTCCGTAGGTGTTCCAGGTGACGGTATACCCATCGCCATTGAGGGCGCAAGTGACACCGCCGGCGGCCTGGACAGAGGCCAGGGCGTTGAGCGCGGTCTGAACCTGGGCTGGGGTAGCGTTGAACGGCATATCAGCCGTCTCGATGCTATCGACAGACAGTTGCCAGGTTCCGGAGGTCGGGAAAGCGTTGACCTGGCCAACGGCCAGCTTGATGGACGAACCGGCCGGAAAAGCCACCTCGTAGGGGATCTTGCCGATACCAGCGCCGGCCAGGATGTGGAGCTCAATGCGCGCCGTGTTGCCTTCGTAGAAGACAGGGTTCTGCGCGGGGGAGAATGAGCTCGGCCCTGCAAGCAGACGGTTGCTCTCCGGAGCCATCCATAGTTTCAGCGTAGTAATAGCCATAGTCCTTTAAATAGCCCTCTGTCAAACAGGCTAAAAACTGGTAAAACCTTCGATTGACTCAACGCTGAAGGCGGTTTCTTCACTTTCAATGGTTTGCCCATAGTAGTTGAACTGAGCATCATCCGTGATGGCAAAAGTGATGGTAGTGCCACCCCCTGTTGTAACAGTCTTACCCTTTATGTAAGACCACTCCTTATCTGGGATAAGGCCGCCTACGCTTGGTGAGTTACCAAAGAAAAACCGATTTAATGAATAGGACTCATCAATTCCGACTTCAGCGATAGGCTGAACCTGGAAGATATACCTAGCAATCAAAGGAAGCCTAAACAACACAGAAGAAGGACTTGAAGCATAGATACCATAAGGGTACACAACATTATTAACGCCACCATTCCAGCCAGATGAGTTCTTGGCATATACGCATCGCATCTGCCCCCAAGTAGATGGTATCTGTGAGGCCATCAGATGCCAGCGTAGTAATAGGTAGCCGTGTTGGTTCCAACCTTGATACGGTCTGCCCATACGGAACCAGAGAGCAACTGGCTCTTCTCCCCGGCCGTGATGCTCGCCACCACGATATAGGCCGCCGTATCCGTGTCGGCCGGGACTGCCGTTCCAGACTCGATGGTGACGGCGATCGGGAAGGCCGCCGTGTTGCTGGCGGTACACTTAAGCCAGATGAAGCCGTCCTGGAGCGTGATGACATCATCCTTGTTGCTCGGCTCCTTGTTATTGACCGTCCCAGAGCAGACCTTCCAGGTAGCTGACTCCCCGCTTGTTCCATACTTATTGACCTGGAACGGATGCTCACAGGTATCTCCATCGCAACCGTTAGCCTCAAAATAATAGTCCTGCGAAACTCCGTGAGTAGTCCAAGAGCTTGGAACCTGTCCATCAACAACAGGGAACATACCTGTGAAACTCACATCACCTTCAAGGTTATCACAAGCGAGCATATCTTCACGGTTGACCACCTTGTCGAACGCAGGGCTTGCGTTGGATTGAATGGTATATGGGTCTTCTTCGCTGGTGACACCAGGCTTGTTCATAATCTGGGTTCCGTTGAACTTCGGTTCCGTGTCCAGGATAAGGTTTCCTGTATGATACTGATCGATGACATACTCATTATCCCAGGAGTCGAAACTGCTTACGGCTACAAGCGGAGAAACATTGGTCTTCTCAAGGCCATTGATGAAGGTCACATAGTAATTCTTCTTGCTTGTCTGCGTCACCATTATGTTGCCCTGGAGCGCCGGGATCTGCTGTAGGGCATTGAATAGGTCTACGGAGTTGTATCCATCAGTAGCCGGGACTGGATAGAAAGGCGCGGAAGGGATACCGTCATATGAGAATACAACGAAGCCGTCTTTTGGAAGGACAGGGAAATAGATGTTCTGGATCTCGTTCCTGTTTTCCGTAGCTGATTGCATCTGGAATACCTGCGTGGTAGCAGGAGTAGCCGGCTTGGACTCGATGCGCGCAATCATCTTGATATCAAATCCATACTTCATCGGGTTGAACCAGGTGGAATGGCAATGCATCCAGTCTGCGAACTCCTCGGTGCTGGCCGCATCATAGCCGGTCATCTTCTGGATGTTCATCGTCTGCGTGTACAGACCAGGGCCGGTTTCCTTGAATAGTTTGCTTACATTGTCTCCATAGGCATCAATCAAGGCCAGGAAGGGCTTCCGGCCGGCGACAGGCGTAGGAAGGTCAAGACTTGGGCCGCTCCACACATCCCAGTAACAGGCGCAGAGATACCATTGGCCTTCGCCGTTGATCTTGTAGCCTCCACCGAACTCCATCCATCCATCTTCTGCGTCTTCTCCTTCTTTCCTCCATCCGGAAGGAACGACCTGTACCTTCGTGTATTGATACTGCATCTTCTGCGAGACGGCTCCGGTCTGAACCCAAGGCATATTGCTCTGGGTGTAGGACACAGTACCATTGCCGATCTTGAGAAGCATATCTCCGCTGGAGTCCACATCGATGCGACATTCAAACGGAGCTGGTCGTGTCTTTTGAACTGCCGTGGAAGGTAGTTGCGGCGGCAGGAAAGGTTCGCTTACCTGCGATCCTTGACCGCTTCCAGGAAGGGTCATAGACCCGATGAAGTTCTGCGTGATCTGCCAGCCGCCGGCTACAGGAGGATCTGCTTCCGGATCTGGATTTACATAGGTTACGCTACCAATCTTTACGACTTCCCATACGGCTCCTTCTACAGGAGGCGAGAACGGCAACACCACAGGACAGCTTGGAACATAGTCGGCCAATGCTACGATTATCGGATCGATATCCGTTGGTAGCATCGTTGCCTTGAAGACGAAGATGCCGATATCCACTCCGGAAACATTGGGTACACGGATGCCTCCGTCACCGATGAAGTTCGATGAGTCATCATCGATGACCGGGAAGGTAGGAAGATCAAACCAGTTCTCAATCGTGGTCTGGGTGGTGCAAGTGACAGGCATCGGAACGCCCGGTACTTCCATCAACTTCGGACTCCATACGACCTCGCCTTTGACGACACGGATGATTGAAAATCCTTCAAGGCCGAGAACATTGTAAGGTTCTGCCAGGATCTGGAACTGCTGAAGTAATAGAGATGTGTCCTGGTATGGGATGTCGATGGACATCGCCGTACCGAATGCTCCCTGGGTGTAGGCGATATTGTTCTGCGTGAAGTTCGCAGTATCGGCCTTGGCGGCGACTTCGTTAAGCGCTCGCGCGCTCAACGGTTCTCCATTTTGGAAATTGTAGGTGCTGTTTCCGTCAAAGCCTTCGATGCTCATAGTTTATCCGACAGTAGCGTCGTCGCTATAGGGATAAATGTCAGAGTCCCATCCTGCAACACCAGAAAGCATAAGGTCGGCCTGGCACTTGTAGAGCGCGCCGAAGATCTCGACATTGACCCCGGTGATGATCCAGTTCTTCTTGGTAGCCTTCTGACCCTGGGTGGCCACGAAGTCCAGGCCATCGTCTGGGATCTCGGTGTAAGGAGCTTGGAGCTCGAAAGGCCCGAAGTTTCCGGAGGTGACCCAACCGACCTTCTGGATGGCTTCCTTGGCAAGAGTACCATTGGTGGTATAGCAAAGGAGCTTCATCGTGATGTTAGGACGGAAGTAGTTCTTCACGCCGGCCTTGCGGTTGACTTCCTGGTCTGACTTCTGGGAGGGCAAGAAATCAACGAACTGGTAGGAGGTCGTCTGGCCGCTGGTGCTGGGGATCCATTTGGCGCGGAAAGGGTTTTCTGCGGCGTTGACTTCGATGGGCGGGGGGTGATTGCCGCCCAGGATGGCTCCGCTGATCTGGGGAACCTGGTTCTTGGTGAAGTTCGGGTGGGACTGGATAGGCTCCGAGACGGCAGAGCTATGCACGGTAACCTGGGTGAGCGTGGTCTCGCCGCTGATCTGCGGATCGATGCCGGCGTACTGGACGGTAGCCTTGACGAACTCGCCGGCCATCTTGTTCATCGAGCACTTGACGACCGTGCAAGCACCATACGAAGACATATTGGTGATGTTTGCGTCAGCGAGAGCATCACCTCGCTTAAAGTTCTGCGTGATTTCATCACCGACAGGTTGGTCTGCGATGAAGTTCAAGGTGAGCTGTACGAGTCCGAAGCCATCAGCTTGCATCGTCCAATCGCTTTGCAGAACCCATTCAGAACCCTGGTTTCCAAGGGTTAGTGATGTGCTTGAGTTAGAGTCGTAGGCCATAAATTAGTAACCTGGAGCCAAAAGGCGTTTGTTGTAGTGAGGAGCGTTCTTATCTTCCTTTGGAAGGAAGCGGGTGTTCTCTGCCGTCTCGCGCGTATATTGGGCGATGTCTTCCATCGGGCCTCGGTTGATGGCAGAAAGGGTGTCACCACCACCCATAGCCTGGAGAGAGCTGGCCATAGGCAGGGAGCCGGTGTTGAAGTCAACCTTGCCGGCTTTGAGATCGGCCACGAACTTGGGAAGGTCAGCCAGGATAGCATCCTTTCGGCCGGCAAACTCCTTATTGTCTTCAACGAACTTCTTGATGGCTTGAGCCCATTGTTCATCGGACATATTGTCTTCGCGCATACCGAAGTCCACGCTCTCGTCAGACCAGGGAGTAGTGATGCCGGACTCACGGCGGTTATACATCAGCTTAAGAGCATCGTATCCGGTATCTGACTTACTGATGGCGTTTGCGACACGAAGCGTGCTTTCGACATTATCAGCAACCATAACCGGTGCGGCTACGATTGAACCAACGAAATTGACGGCAGACTCCTTGAGCGTGTCGATTGCCTTGGACATCGAGTTAAGCGCCCGGACGGTGTTGTCGCTCATAAACGGAGCGGACTCTCCGAACTGCTCGATGCCTTCCTTGCCCATACGGAGCATCGGGATAAGTTTATGGAAGCTGTCTCCGTAGATGGAAGCGCCGATAGCGGCCACGCGCGCGTCATTGCCGTTCTTCTTGTAGATCTCGGCCAGCTTCATCAGAACATCCTGGGAGGTCACGGCTCCGCTACGGATATCCTGCATAGTAAATCCAAGGCGCTCCAGGGCTACGACAGTTTCGCCGCCGGAGAACACACCCTTGCCCATCTTCTGTTTTCCGACCTCAAGGGCGGTGTAGAGATCCTTGGAGTCAACGCCAGCCTGGCGAGCGGCATACCCGAACTTCTGAAGGTTTTCTGCCGTGATGTCGGTGGCGCGGGAAATGGCAGTAAGCTCGCTGGCCTTCTGCATAGCTCGCTGGGCGTTCTCGCCAAACCATTCAAGTATTCCAACGGCAATCTTGAGCGGGGAGAAGCCTCGCTTGATGGAGTTTCCGAGGTCTTTTTCAAACTCGTCCAGGATGTCTTCGGCCGGCTTGGCCGGCTTGCCGCCCTTGCCACCCTTGCCACCCTTGCCGGAGCTATCGCCAGAACCGCCTCCAGCGCCTCCAGGAGGCGTTACAGGGGGTACAGGAGTACCTCCACCGCCTCCAGCACCTCCAGCACCTCCAGAGCCAGGCCGAGGGCCGGGCTGGCGGCCCCCAGCCGGCGGCCGGCGAGGACGCTTGGCGCGCTCGATCACATCGGGGATCTTATTAGCCTCCTGCTCTACGGCGCTAATATCTACCGATAGTTTGATCTTTAGGTCTTCAGCCATTGGATGACTCCTTACCTTTTAGCGACTTGGCAAACTTGATGGCGGCAAGATCGTCCTCGGAAACGATGGTGGTATCGGCTCCCTCTGCGATGGCCAGGGCGCTGTGCATCCAGACGGCCTGGCACTCCGGCATAGTCCAGGCCTGTTCAAGGCTGATGCCGCATTTGACCAGGTTGCAGATGATATTCAACATCCAGGGTACGCCACGGTCTTTTCCGTTGCTCTTCTTGTTATCCCAGAATGTAGGCCACTTTGCGTTCTCGTTGATATAGGACATCACCTGGGCAATCTGCTCCAGGAACAAAGCCGAGTTGTCTGTCATCTTCTTCATCCACTCACGATCGTGGTCTGTTGCCTTCATACCGGACACATCGATGATATCCGTTGTGGATAGGATGCGCGCGGCGATGATGACATCCATCGGCTTCGCCTTCAATCCGTCCGTTAGGAACGGAGAATTGAAAGCCTCAAGCAAAAGACGATGCCGTAGGCATAGCTGTTTGGTCGTATAACCGCAAATACTCCTCTGCTTGTGCAGAAGAGTAAATGCTTCAATGAAACGGCCGTCCATAGGCCGGTCGCCTATTAGGCGATCTCCTGGTACTTGATGGCGCGGATCGAGACCTTGCGGTAGTCCATATTCGTACCACGGTCGGTGACTTCCTTGATGATGAAGTTCTCGCCGTAGTAGTCCAGGCGATCGCCGGGCTGGACGACAGAATTGGTCTGAAGGATACCTTCGACAGAAAGTTCGTAGCGGAAATCGTCCAGGCGGTCGGTGATGACTCGGCCTTCCTCGTCCTTGATTTCAACATCAAGGGCGTACTTCATACTGATATCGTCAGACTGGAGGGTAAGAGCGGTGACTTCGCCCTTGAGTCCGAAGATGTGAGCCACGCCAAACTCTTGTTCAGTTCCCATAGTAGTAAGTTATACGGATAGCCCAGCGTCAAACTTGAGGGGGCAGGACGCACATAAGGGTAAATGAGATGGAATTACCATAACGGCGCTGACTCATACCCTCCTCGTCATTCTCGATCCAGATCTCGTAAAGCTTGCCGTATTGGCTACCCCAGAAGGCCTTCAAGGCGGCGCTATCGGTCAATAGGCCGTGAACCTTGGATACCCGCATCCGGTGGGTTTCAAGGGTCTCATCGTCAGCCGAGCTGTAGACATATACCTTGAGGTTGACCCGGTAGTTGCCGTAGTTGGCCGCTCCAAGGCTGGAAGGCTTGATAGCCCCATCGGCATAGGCGATGATTGCCGGCAGGACACGGATCTCGTTGGTGATACCCTTATGGATGGATACCCCGGTGATTTGGTTGGCCAGGTAGGCGGTTACCCGGTCTTCCACGATTGATCGGATGGAGGTGCTCATTAGAAGGGTGCTTCGGTTACGATGAAAAGGTCTGCGTTTTCTGCTCGCCTGGCAAGCTCAAGTAGCTCCAGGGCTTGTCCACGATGGATCATCGTCCGGACGATGTCATTACGGATGGCGTATCCGCGCCGGTTCAAGGCGCTCTCAAAACCCTTAACGCCAGGAGATTTTGACATACGGTAGTGCTTTTTGTTCTCGATGGTAATTGCCGGCTCCGACTTGTTGTCGAGCTCATCATATACTCCACCGGTTCCCCATTGGTTACCAACAATCCAAGCCGGAGCCTTCCAGTTATCTCCGAGTAGAACAGAAGTGGTATACCAGCCGGCCTTTAGTCGGCCTACGCGCTTCTGGGCGCTACGGATATAACCGGAAAGATTTCGCTTATAATCCGTGATAAAGTACTCTTCTCCAGATCCGCGCGTGTCATAGTCTGCCGGGCCGCCACGATTGAGTTTATGTAGCATTTCAATCGTGGCTTCGCCACCTCGCGCGTATTCAAAGTTAGGGCCGCCTGTAGAAAGCATACCAGGCTGATCGTCATCCATAAACGCTTTCTGGAAGCGAAGGAACCCTCCAACGCCAAACTCTCCTTCAAGCCAATGTGGTACAGGCAGGTTCTCGCGCTTTCGGTCGCCGATGAACATAGCAAAGACGCCGTAATCATTATTACGAGCGACATCGCCATAGGTAGCGCCGTATAGGGGCTTGAACAGCCGCCCAATCTGTCCTTCGACAACGGCCATACCGTGTAGCTGTGCGGCCTTGCTCGTACCTTTTCCAGGCCCCATAGTATCTTCTACAGGTAGGGTATAGTCGAGCATCTCACGACACATCAACTTCGCCTGTTTCGTCAGAAGCTTTTTGTAGCTACCTCCGAGCGCGATGAGGTACAATGTCAGATGCCGGCGAAGGCCATCTGCATCAATCTTGATATCCTCTCCGGCGAATACTGTAGTTAGATCTGGTTCGCTCATTGCACCTTGGTCTGCACCTTGGCAACCAGCCAGGCAGACGGAGGCCGGTTGGCTAAAGCCACGATGCGGTAATCCTCTCCGTTGAAGGCGATGATATTGCCATAGGCGAACAGCCCAGGGTGAGCTTCTGCCGTGGTGCGAAGCACCTTTACCTCGAAAGTAGTCTGATTAAGGAAACCACCGGTCTCCATATCCTGGAGCACCATCGGCTGGGTAACCATAGCTTTGAAGGCCACAGGCGTGCCTCCAGGGACTTGCTTGATCGTGATGTCTTTGCCGATCTCGCTCAAGATAGCGGCCGCATCAGCGGTAAACTCGGCGAAGATGTCGGGCATATAGTTAGCAGTCCGTCAAAAAGAAGAGGCCCACCTCTTGGAGGTGAGCCTCTCTGCATTGGCGCGGCGAGGGGTGGACTTCACCCCTCTGAAACTTACGAGAAGGTGATCTTCTGGAGCGCGTCCGGGTTGCCCTTGCCAGAGCCGATCAGCCAGTTGGCCGAGAGCTTGTGCAGACCGGCAGACCAGTCGTACCAGTAGCGGAGAGCGTAGGAGAACTGGCTGTCCGGGTCGGTCACGATCGTCTGTTCGCCACCACCGGTGGTCGGAGCGGCAGGGACGCGGGTCACGACAACGAGGCCTTCCTTGCAGGAGACGACACCGTTGAGGCCGGTTTCAAGGCCAGCGGCATCGAAGCCATTGTACTCGTAGAAGTCGATACCGTGGATCATACCGAGGCGGTTGCCACGGATGACATCAGAAGTACCGATGGAGAACGCCTGGGCGATCACCGGGTCGGAAATCAGCTGCTGGTAGGCATCGGGAGAGACGAGGGCGGCACGGCCTTCCTGGGGAAGGTTAGCGAGCGTAAGGCTCTTGGCGATGTTGGAGACGGCGATACGGTTGAAACCGCTCTGCGCGCCGTCATAGCCGGCCTCGAAAGAGTTGTCCACCTTGCCGAGAACCTGGTCGAACAGGGACTTGACGACAGCGTTAGCCATCGGAGCCATAAAGAGGCGGCGAAGGCGTTCCAGGGAGAGCGTGGCGACTTCGTAGTCGGTGAACGCAACCGTGACGTGTTTTTGGTCAACCAGGGTCACAGGGACATCGGTCGAGACAGCGTCAGAGGCGACGAAGCCGGTGGCGCGATCGTAGTTAGCCGCCGTGAACTTACCGGCGTAGCGGGTGTGAACCGTAGTACCGCGCTCGGCGACATAAGCGCCGAAGTCGGTGACAGCGATCTTGGTGAGGGGCTGAAGCTGGGGAACAAGCGTCCGCAGGGACTCTTCGGCCACAAGCTGGAGGGTCAAGCCCCCGATAGCGTTAGACATAGTAGTGTATTAGGGTTGAGGGTGAAATTAGCGAAGGCCAGAAGCGCGGAGGATGGCGGCGCGGTTCTTGGTGTAGAACTCGGAGGCGGCCTTGGCATCCTTCTGCTTGAGGGTAGCCCATTCCTGGGCGACTTCTTCATCGGTCTTGCCGGCTTCGGCGAGGAGAGCCGGGGAGACTTCGACCGGCTCGACACCGACAGAGGCGGCAATCTTGGCGGCCTTCTTGGCGGCGGTCTCAAAGGACGCTTCGACAGCGGCCTTTTCCTTGATAGCCTTCTCGGCGGCCGCAACGGCCTCGGCGAGCTTGGCTTCGTTGGAGGCGATCATAGCTTCAAAGTTGGCCAGCTTGGTGGCGACTTCGGCAAGCTCGGCTTCCTTGGAAGCAAGAACTTCGTTCAGCTTGGCGACCTGGGCGGCGTGCGCTTCAGCTTCGGCAGTCTTGCCGGTGAACGCTTCCTTGAGCTTCGTAAGGGTATCTTCGAGAGACATAGGGATTTGTTAGAGATAGCGATGAGTCAAAGTTAGACCGCCTCGACAGCTTCGTCCATCGAGCCGTAAAGGCCGGTGACGAGGCCGCGCGCGGCGGCCTTTTTGCCGGAGAAGACCTGGCCTTCCATATCGGCATCCTGGGCGAACATACGGACGCGCTTTACGGCCGCCTTGAACTCGGCGTGGGTCTCATTGACATCGTCCTGGAGTAGCTGGCGCTGTTTATCGGACAGAGTCGTACCCTCAATACCCATCGCCTTGTATTCGCCGGACTTGATGACTTCCATCTTGATGCCTTCGGCGGCGTAGGCTTCGGAGAAATCGGCGAAAGCGATATACACGCCGATCGCACCGACATCGGCGCTGGGGGACGCGCAGAAGCGCTTGGCCTGGGATCCGATGAAGTAAGCGGCAGAACAGGCCTCGCTGTCCGTGTAGGACATAGTCGGCTTGGTCATCTTGAAGATTTGATTGGCCAGCTCCGGCACGCCGGCGGTAGTGCCGCCAGGAGAGTTAATGTCGAAGATGACATTCTCGACAGCCGGATTTGCTTCGGCCTGGGCGACATACTCGGAAATATCGTCCACATCGACCGCTCCGCAGAGTTTCTCAAGGTCGGAAAGACCTTTTCCGATGACACCCTGGATAGGGATGATGGCGGTATTGCCGTGGATCTCCATCTCGCGCGGCTTACCGAACATCAGTTCAAGCATCTGGCGAACATCGGAGGCCTTGGAGTCCAGGTTGAAGGTGACATCCTTGGTACTCTCGATGTAGGCCTTGGCCTTGGTGGGCTCAAGCATCAGAGTTCGGCCGGTCTTTAGGGCTTTGATGAGATGGTTCATTGTGGTGTAAAAAATAAAAAGAAGAAATCACTCCCCCATAGGGTCTTCAAAGGTGTCGTCCTCGCTGTCGAGTTCTTCGACCTCCTTCTTGGCCTTATTGGCTTCGCGCTTCTCGTTTTCCTCGTCTTCGTCCATACCGGCATCGTCTTCGTTCTCTCCGGGTTCTTCCCCGGTGATATCGGCCAGACCGACATTGGTAGGCTTGATCAGCATCCAGAGAGGCACATCGAACTCCTTGGCGGTATCGACATACATCTTGGCTTCGATGGCGCGGCGGCGCAGGAGCTCGGAGAAGTGTTCGCCTTCTTCCTGGCAGTTCTCGCCGATGGTCTTGAGACCCATCTCGATGTCGGCACGGTTCTGGGCGGCATCTCGGCCGGCATCGACCGTGACGCGCTTGGGGGTAGTCCAGATGACCTTTTCCCATCCTTCGACGCTGGGCAGTTCGCCGCGAGCGATGGCATCGCCGATCACATAACCCCAGACAGGGGTGAGGAAGCGGTTGATGAGGACAGACTGGATGTACTGGAACTTGCGGTCTGCCTTGGCAACGATGAGGCGCATAGCCGCACCGGAAGCCGCACCTGGATCGCAGATGAACTCATACGGAAGAACGCCCATCACGGAGTCACGCTGAAGGTGCTCCATAAAGCCGTTGAAGGTCGGGTTCGGGCGGTTGGACTGGAAAGACTCAAGCTTTTCACCAGGGGAGAGAGCCAGGATCTTGCCGCCGATGAAGGTAGAAGCTTCATCCGGGTCGGTAAGGCCATTGCCGCTGACATCCTGTGGGCGCATACCAAAAGCCTCAAAGTCGGACTGAGCTCCGTCAAATTGGGCGGTTTCGCGCGAAATGGTGCGGGTGATATCGCCATTCATCTTCACCGCAAACTTTTCAAGCGAGATGATTTCCAGCATATCCACGATATTATTGATCGAGTGCTGAAGGGGGCTGTAGGCGCGAGCACCGGAAGCGACTTCCGGCTCGTAGATGTGCATAATCGCCGGGGCGGGAACTCGCCGGCTGGAGCCGTCAGAGCGGATGATATTGTACCAATCCGGCTTACCGTAAGGGCCAAAATGGATGCCATCCACCTCGTTGGGCGGCGGGGCTCCGCTCTGATTGCTGGAGACTCGGTGAGCCTCAATCATCTGGAGTTTCGGCTCGTTGGAGCCATCGCGCGTCTTGATCACGAAAATCTCGCCGTCACGATACATCAGACGAGGAATGATCTTCTGGATCTCGTAGAAATTGAAACGACCGGTGATGTCGCAGGGGTTGCGCGCCCAGGCATCGAAGTACTCTTCGTACTTGTGATCCATAGCCGAGTTGCCGGTGCGAGCCTGGGCTCGGATACCGTTACCGACCGTGTAGAGCGTGACATCTGACAGGATCTGACGGATGATGCCGGCGTTCAGCTCCATCCAGCGCATCTTGCGCGTGGTCTCAAGACGGTCGAAGACCGTCATCGTCTTCTTGAAGTCAGTCGGCCAGGACGACCAGATCCAGGAACGCTTATTTGAGAACTTTGCGCTCTCGAAATTAGAGAAGATACCGGGGCCGCCGGTAGCCTGTTTCTTCAGCTTCGGATCAGCTCCAGCGCCCTTTTTAGTGGGCTTTGCGGAAGCTTTCTTGAGTTTTTTGCGCGCCATAATGCTTTAAAGACCTCGGAAGTTGTTGAGCATATTGCCCACACGGACGCGGTCGATGCCGCCGTAAACTTCTGGAAGCTTGATCTGGAGGGCGTAACGGCACTCCAGGAGGATGGTCGGAGGATCGATAGGCCAGTCCTTGCGGATGTCCGTACCGGAGTCCTTATATTCCATAATCGTCTTACCTTCGGTGACCAGGGAGATCGCTTTGGCGCGGATAGCCTCGATCTCCGGCACATCAAGGGTCATAAAGATGCCCTTGGGGGAGGTAGACCCACGATAATGCACGAATGCCATAACAATTAGCGCATAGTCAAAGGTGGGCCTGTAACCCTCCCAACAACACGCATCGAGAGCCACCCAACACGAAAAAAGAGGGCTACAGGCTTAATCACAGGGTTGGCTTGTCTTCCGGTTTGTCAACAGGCTTTTCTTCGGCGTTCTTGTTCTTACCACGGCCAACCAGCTTGGCCATCAGCGCGGGGAGCATCCCGATGACCTCGCAGTCCCACAGGTGGTTGGCGCGCTCGCCAATCTGAAGCCAGATCGGCTTGCCGGCCTCCGTGCGGGTACGGTGCTCGGATTGCATCTGCTTGCGGTACTCTTCGCCGGCATCCTGGGGGTAGGTGTGTAGGCCAGCCCTGCGTAGGCGGGTGATGGAGTCCTTGAGCACCAGGTTGGAGAACATAAACATACGGCAAGACTGCTTTCCGACCTGGACAATCTTGGCCGGCGAGTAAGGCCGGTAGGCAATCTTTACTCCGTAGGGGGTGGATACCTTCCAGGGGAACTCGTTGTTACCGGAGCCCTTGGTGGCGTTCCAGCCGTAGCTCGCGCAATTCCGGTAGACTTCGTCCATATTCGGGCCGTCACCGGAGTCCACGAACACGAAGGTGTCCGGCACACCCCATCGGCGTTGCTCGTTCCGGACATCCTCCCAGGACTCCATATACCCCCACCATACCAGGCGGGAGCGACCTTCGGCGCTCCAGGAGCGGACGACACCGTAGAAGCCCTTGCGTTGCACATCGACCGCCAGGAAGCGGAGCCGGTTGAACATCGGCTTGGAGCGATCTTCCTCGGTGAACGGAGGTGGGCATAGCTTGCCGTTGAAATTGGCGGCCTCATCAGCCCAGTCCTCGCCCATAAGGTATCCGCTGGGCAGGACTTCGCCTCCGTTGTCATCCGGATCGTCAGACCAGGGCAAGGCCAGTCGCTTCTGTTTGAAGTCCTTGCGTTTGCTTTCTTCGCCGTGCTCATCGAAAGATTGGGATGCCTCGATACATTCAACGGCCAGGTCTCCCCAGGACAGACCCCACAGCATAGCCAGGGAATTAAAATGAAATCCTCGCCGGCCTTTCGGCGCGTTCAGATTGATAGGCAAATACTCGGCCTCCTTGCACATCTCGGCTCGGACGCTGTTTCGGTCAAGGTAGGTGTGCTTGCAATGCTTGCACTCGTAGGTCGTGCCGGAGCGAACCTTGTCCAGATCCCATCCGTTGGCCGTCTTTGCGTCTGCCGGGTACTTGATCTGCACCCACTCGAAAGCCTGGCGCGTACCGCAGGACACGCACTTGAACGACCATTCAGACCGGTCTGTGGAATTAAATAAATCGGTGAACTCATCACCCTCCACGCCCCCCTGTGAGACGAAGACCGATTTGCCCTGCCAGGTGAAGGCGGTTCGGCGAGCCAGGGCTTGCTTGAGGTGACCTTTAGGCCATTGCCAACATTCGTCACCGCCGAGGAAGCGGATGGATCGGCGCTGGAGGTTGCGCTCGTTGTTCGCGCCAAGCACCCAGGTGACATTCCGTTCAAACTGGGTGGTGTGCCACTTGCTACGCTCGGCCTGGGAAAGCCGGTCGCGCGTGGGCGGCGTGTTATCCCACAAAGGCCGGAGGCGGGTCTGTTGCCAGTCCTGGGCGTTCAAGTCCACATCCTGGAGCAGGAGCATCGGGCCGGGTGTGCGGGAAGGCACGAAGGCAGACCACAGCTCAAGAACCATCGACTTGCCACTCTGGACATTGCCCATCACCACGATGGTCTCGACCTCCGGATCCTGGAGCGCGCGGAGGATGGGCGCGAGATATGGTGTTGACTCTATGCGGAACGGCCCTGGTTGTGGGGAGTAAGGCACATTCTTGATATTCTTCTCAAGCCAGTCGATGATGTCACCGTCCGGGTCTGGCGCGAGCAGACTCCGGAGCGCGGCTTCAAACAGGATCTCCGTCTTGCTGGATTTCATCGGCTTGCGGGTTTACTGTCTCCTCCTTGATCACCTCGATAGAAACAATCTCCTGGACTGCTTCCTGTGCTTCTTCGGCCTGGTTGGACAGTCGCTGAAGGATGCGGGTCACCTCTGACTCGATTGCCTTCATCGCCGTGCCAGGAGAGTCTGGGTTTGCTTTGACGGCCAGCTTGGTCGGTAGCTGGGAAAGCTCGTTGCGGATCGAAAGCAGAACCTTGCCGAAGCGGTCGATGGCGGTCTGGGTCTTGATGTACTCCTTGGCGGCGATGCCGCGCGCGTGGAGTTCCTTCTCCAGGGTGACCAGGGTCTTGACCAGCTTGTCGTAGGTGGCGTAGCTCTTGGACTGGTTAGGAGATTGCTCGTCCAGGTCTCGCATATACTGGCGATAGGCCAGCGCCTTGAGCTCCCGGTGCTGTTCTACCAGCTGGGCGAAGTCCTTGTCCTCTTCGTTGGTTTCGGAATTAAAAGAAACGGAGTTGTCGTTGCGCCGGTGGGCGCGTGAGTTGTACCAGGCTTCGGCCGACTCGATGGAGTCGGTCGGCATACCCTGGTTGATGAAGCCGTTGATGGCTTGCCTTGAGATGCCCAGGCGCTCGGCGATGTCAACCGGTCGGACGCTCATTTCTTCTTACGCGCATTTGAGTACGCTTTGCAGAGTTTCTCGGATCGCATATAGATGCTGGGTTCCAGGCCTACGCGCTTCTGGATATACTTCACGCGCCAGGAGATCATCGCCTTGGAGGTGTCGTGGCGTTTCGCGAGATCGCCCATCGACTTGTAGCCAGGTACGCCCAAGGCCATCTTCATACAATCCGCGTGGAGCTTCACTTCGGGCGACCGGGAGCAGTCGAAGGCATCTATCACCCTGGCGACCACGCTGACCAGCAGGTCTTTCATCGGGCCGGCATTTTCCGGTACGCCCGGCTTCACGCCGTGCTTCTCGATCCACCACTCGTTCGTGATGTAGCGGTTCGGGCCTTGAGGTGGATCCGGATTGGTGGGGTTGTCCAGGTTGACTCCGGACTCCTTGAGCTTGATCCTGTCTTCCGGGGAAAGACCGGCTAAAAAAGAAACCCACACTTCATCGAGGGGGCGGGGCTTCATCGGTCGCGCAGGTCTTTCAGCTGTACGATGGTGGCGGCAATGACACGCGCGTCTTCGATCATTCCATCCAGCAGGTCACGGCTATGCTCGTCTTTGTGGACTGCGTGATAGGCCAGGCCGGAGTGGATGAGCTTGCCCACGATGACGGAAAGCTTCTCGATGCTCGCATCGAATTGTTCCTTTTCTGTCTCGGTCAAAGCCACTATGCCAAAGTTCTTATCCCTGGCAAGTGACCATTGTCAAGGGGCAATCTCTGTCCGGTAGTCGATGAGGTAGTTGCCGTCCGGCTGACGGACGAACAGGCCGGCCTTGATACAGCTCCGGGTGAGCGACCAGGCCTTGGTCGTGTTGAGATCCTCGCCGTACACCTCATTCCAGTTCTCGGCCACCTGGTCGCGGAGCACCGAGGCGCTCATCGGCCTGGCCGGCAGGAGGTGGACGATGGCGCGGACGGAGTTCACACGCTCGGCGGCCTTCTCGATCTTGGCGCGGTTGAGCGCGTCCAGGTGGTTGACCATCGTGTCTCGCTTCTCGCGCCAGATCTTGCGCCAATAGCTGGCGAAGTGGGGGCGGCGGTTCTGGGGCTGTTT